CAATGATTCAAAAACAACTCCCAAAATCGTGTTTCACCAGATGAAACTGCCAACTTCGATGCTTTACTGCACTAAAGGAATCCATGGTTTCTTTTTGCGTTCTGCGACCTTCAAAGCCTTGGCAACCGTGGGATCACAGGCGGGACAAGGGGTTGAGACATTGTTGCCATTTTTCGTAATTTTGTGCCCAAAGCTTTCCGTATACCTATAGTCTCTCTTTCTATAGTCTCTATATAATATATAAATTTTAAAAGAATATAAAGCAACTTAGCAACTTAGGTCTTAAACCCTTGTGGCTCTAAGGTTTCCTGAGTTGCTTTTTGGTTTCTCTTTTTTTCTTTTAGCAACCGTTGTGAGTTCCTCTCTTGGATTACGGCAGACAGAGTGAAGCCAAAATCGAGAGGGGAAGCACATGAATAACAAGTCTATTGCCCAAACATTGAACGAGATTGACACAGCACGGAAACAAGCCTTGTCCAATCCATACACCTTTGAACGTCCCGATACCGTTGTCGGGAACAAAAATGAACCTGGGCACGAACACCTTGGAAACTCTTTGTCCGATCTGGTCAAATCCAAAGAGAAGTCCCAACCAACTTCGGACCAGGGCATCGGTGGTGATCTGAAGGAAAAGATCGAGTCCATCTTTGAACGCTATCCTCACCAGTATAACCTTCTGGGACTCTATTATTCCGCTCGTTTTACCATGGAAGAAATCTCGGACATGATCGGGTATCCTAAGGGACACATCTCGCGGGATCTGACCCGTGCCAAGACTCGTTTGAAGAAATACCTATCAGCAGCCGAATACGATTCCATCCGTTGGGCACTGGGTGATGCCAAGACCCTTCAAGCCACCGAACGTTTGGATGATTCCGAATATGAGAACTCCAAGTCATCCTTTGCTCCATCGCGCAAGGTTATCATTGAAGGGCCGCTGAATATCCATCCTCCGTCTAAGGATTTGCCGATCCCGCGATGGGTCTTACTTGGACTTACTGGAGGTGACGCATAATGGCATATCCAATCATTGAGCAAGAAACGACCATCGTGTACGAAGCTGAGACAAAACTGTACACCATTTACACTACTGTGCCCAAACACATCCGCCGTATACAGAAAAAGGCTTCTATGTTCGAATTACTGGACCATGAAGTCGATTCCAAGGGTGAACATATTGCCCTCAAGGTAAGGGGTCGTAAATTGCCACCTGCGTCCACTTTTAACTAAACAGAATCCATCCCTAAAAAGGGGTGGTTTTTTTTGTGCCCAAATGTCAAAAGTGGGTAACCTCTGTCCTTAAGTATATCACCCTTTGGATACACCGTTATCTCACCGTTGAATCGTTTTGCTGACCTCGGGAGTCCTTTGGGTGACCCTCTCGATTATTTAATAAGGTGGTGTAGTGATGGCTCGTCCCAGTAAAGCCTTGGGTGCTATGTCCAAGAATTTGACCAAAGAAGAGAGAATGCTTCGACAGGAGCAGGAAACCCGCTTGAAAGGTGCTTCCGACAACATTACTCCTTCTTATTATCTGATCGACAGGCAAGCTGAACTGTTCGATTGGTTGGTCTCGGAAATGGAAGCATCAAACATGCTGTCCAATCTTGATTCGCCGAATCTCTCAGCTTTTGCATTTGCTCTTGCCCAGTTGGAACACGTCAATGACATGATCAACCGCAATCCAAATAATCTCTTTGACAAGGCTGTTCTCCAAGCACGGGGACAGTTGATCAAAGAATGTCAACGATTTACCAACGAATTCTGCTTATCGCCACAATCTCGTGCCAAGATGGGGAACGCCAACATCCAAGCGAAGGAGAAAGCACAAGACCCACTCCTTAAAGCACTGCAGGGTGGTCGTAATTGAGTATTTTGCTCGGTAATGCACGAAGATATGCAGAAAATGTGATTTCTGGGGTCGAAATTGCTCCAAATGAGGTCAAAAAGCAGTGCGAATGGTTCATTAATGACTACGATAACAGGCAACACAATGATGATTTTAAGTTCTATTTTGATGAAGAAAAGGTCGAAAAAGTCGAAGCGATCCTCAATGTGATCACCTTTGCTACCGGCTTTTCTGCGGGTAAATCGCTGATGGGCGGCCTCGCGGACTTCCAGTGTTTCTTCATTGTCAACGTGTTCGGATGGCGATTCAAAGAGGATCCAGATCGTTTCCGTTACCGCGACAACACACTTTGGATCCCGAGAAAGAATGGTAAAACGTTCCTGTGTGCGCTCGTGATCCTAATCTTGATGCTCACTGAACCGAACTTTTCCGAGTTCTATTCCATTTCGAAAGATCGGGAACTCGCGGGGGAGACCAAGAAGGCTCTTACGCAGCTCATTACTGAGTCGGACGTTTTGAGCAAGCACTTTACCACTCCATCGACCCTCCACGGGAAGATGCGGTCACTGATCACGAATTCGTGGTACCAACCGAGAACCGCCGATGCATCCTCGAACAATGGTATTCGTCCCAGTGCAATCATCTGCGATGAGATGGGTGCGTTTACCAGTTACGACAACTACAACGCTATGAAATCTGGGCAGTTATCTGTGCGAAATCCTTTGCGTTTCAAGCTGACTACAGCCTATGCAATTGATGGTTCCATCTTTTTGGAAGAGATTGCCTACATTCGCAAGGTATATGCGGGGTTGATCGAGGACGAACGTTGCTTTGCATTGCTCTACTATGCCGATGAGGAAAACCTCTGGACAGATCACGGTCTGTACATGTCCAATCCGTTACGCATCGAGCAGAACTATGAAGAGATTCGTGACTCTCGTTCCCAGGCTATTGAAAAACCGCTCGAACGGGTTGAGTTTCTGACCAAGCACGTAAATCACTTTATGGCAGACATGTCCGGTGAAGCTTATGTCAATATCGAGGACGTTCGCAAGTGTAAGATCGAATCCTTCGACTGGCGGGGCCGCAATGTTTGGATCGGTCTTGATTTAAGTTTGACCACAGATAACACAGCTTTTGCAATGGTAACCGAAGAGGACATGCATATCTACGGTGATGTGTACGCCTTTGTTCCCACTGATCGAGTCGATGAAAAGAACCGACTGGAGAAGATCAATTACCGTGATTTTGTCCGTGAGGGCAAATGTTACACATGCGGGGAGATGACAATCGATTATGGCTTCGTTGAGGATCTACTTTTGGATATTGAAAATCGCTTCGGGGTTACAGTCGTGGGCATTGCGTATGACCGTTATAACTGTCTTAGTACGGCTCAGCGTCTGGAACGATCTGGATACACCTGTGTCGAGACCAAACAGCACTCATCCGTATTACATCCACCCACCAAGCTGCTACAAGAAAAAATCATAAACCACGAGTTTCACTATACCCAGAACTCGCTCTTGGAGATCAACTTTCAAAATGCTCGGGTCGTGGAGGACAACAACAAGAACATGTACGTCAACAAGAAGAAGTCCAACGGCAAGGTCGACATGGTTGTCGCACTGATCAACGCCGTGTATCTACTCCAACAGGACGTAGTGTTCAATCCTGACTCCGACTTCGGAGCAATGATCTTCTAAGGAGGGAGGTGAAATAAATGGCATGGTACAACTTTCGCAAGAAGCCCGACATTGAAGTAAGGCAGACCCTTGAGGACATTCTGTTATCTTCTGGGATCGGTACTAACTCGATTACAACCATACAGGCAATGACGATCCCTGCTTTTTCGGCATCGGTTCACCTGATTTCCAATACGGTTGCGTCCCTGCCGATCAAGCTTTACAAGACGGAAGGTGACAAGATCGAGGAGGTCTTAGATGACTCGAGACCAGCACTTTTGAATCAGGATACCGGCGATACGCTCAATGGATTCGAATTCAAGAAGGGTCTGGTAATGGATTATCTGGTGTACGGTGGTGGTTACGCCGTGATCAATAAGCAACGAAATAAGATCAAGTCCTTGCACTATGTACAAAACAAACAAGTGGCCGCAGTCGTTTATCCTGATCCGATCTTTAAAAAGGTCGATTTCAATATCTACAGCAAACAGTATCGGGACTATGAATTGATCAAGTTGCTCCGTAATACGGCAGATGGTGGCACAGGTTTCGGTTTAGTAACCGAGAACAACACTGCACTATCGGTTGCCTACAATACGCTCAAGTTTGAAGAGATGCTCGTTCGTACGGGCGGGAACAAGAAGGGCTTCCTAAAGTCCCAATCTCGTTTGTCTAAGGAAGCAATGACCGAACTGAAGACAGCCTGGGCGAATTTGCACACGAATAACACCGAGAACATCATCGTTTTGAATAACGGTCTGGAGTTCCAAGAGTCGAACAACTCGGCTGTTGAGATGCAGATCAACCAAAACAAGCAGACGAACAATAACGACATTTACAACATGTTCGGTATTCCAGTCGAATTGATGCAAGGTAAAGCAACTGGTGGTAACGAGGAGATGTACGCATCCTTCGTGAAGCTGACAATCCTGCCGATGCTTGAAGCATTCGAAGCAGCCATCAATGCCGTTCTCCTTATGGATAAGGAAAAGGGTTCTTTGGCGTTCAAGTTCGATACGACCAAGATATTGATGGCAGATATCGAGAAGCGTTTCAAAGCTTACGACATCGCGGTCAAGAACGGTATCCTGCAGATCGATGAGATTCGCAAGATTGAGAAGTATGAACCGCTCGGTATGGATTTTGTCAAGTTATCCCTTGCAGACGCACTGTTCAATCCGAAGACAAAAGACCTGTTCGTACTCAATACCAACTCTGCTGTGAAATTGGGTGAAGGTGGAGTTGAGCAAGTCAATGATCCTGCCAATGGTGATAGTCCAAAGGCGGGCACTTCCGACAAGAAGGAGGTGAAGAAAGATGAAAATGGAGATTCGCAATAATTCGGTTCACATCGATGGGTACGTGAATGTTCACACCCGTGACTCTCGTCCGCTACCGTCCCCTCGTGGTCGGTTTGTCGAACAGATCATGCCACACGCATTCAAGGATTCCCTGCATCGCCGATCTGAGGTTGATTTACTTTTCAATCATCGCTCTGATCGCAAGCTTGGTTCCACTTCTAACAACTTGACTCTATTTGAGGACACGATTGGACTTCGTGCAACATGTGTGGTCGATGACCCAGAGGTGGTTCAAAAGGCAAGGAACGGTGAGCTGCGCGGTTGGTCGTTCGGATTTATCGCCACTGAACAACGGTGGGAAGGGCTTGAAAACGGTATGGAACGCCGTTTTGTCGATGGACTCGATCTGTTGGAGGTTTCCATCCTAGATTGCACTCCTGCTTATGTGGCAACAACGCTCGAAGCAAGGGGAGAAGATACAGTCGTTTCGGAGCAACGTTTTGAAGAATTCAATGGTGAGTTCCGTGAAGAGAAGCCCGAAGAGGTTCCTGACAACGAGGACAAGCCTGAGGAAGAAGAAAAGCGTGTTGATTACTCGGTCATTGAGACCGAAATTCTAATCCAAAAATTGAAAGGCAGGTAACCCATGAAAGCATTAATCGAAAAACGCAATGACCTCATCACTGAGATGGAAGGTCTAGTTGCCGTTGCTAAAACTGAGACTCGTTCTCTGGCTGCTGAAGAATTGACTCGCGTGGAAGAGATCCGTGCAGAGATCAAAAACATTGACGCAACTCTTAAATTGGAGGAGGAAACACGCAAAATGGAAAAGCCGGTTGTAATTGAAAAAACGGACGTAGAAGTTCGTGCAGAGCAAGTAGCGAAAGAAGAACGCGCATTTGTAGCATACATCAAAGGCGATCAATCCCCTGAGACTCGTGCGGCCCTGTCCGTTGGTGGTCAAGGTGTAGTAATCCCTAAGTCCATCGCTTCCAAAATCGTTGACAAAGTAGTTAACTTGTCCCCGATCCTGAGCAAAGTGGACATGTATAATTTCAAAGGCGATCTTGTAATCCCGACTTACGATTACACTAGCCACATCCCTGCAGGATACTACACAGAACTTGCTACCATCACTGGTACAAACGCTGACTTCGGTTCCGTGACACTGACTAACAACATTATTGTTGCAATGTCCCTGATCTCCAAGTCCCTGATCAACCGTTCTGATGTAGACGTTGTTCCATTCATCATCAATGCTATCGCAAAAGCTATGGCTCACTTCTTGGAAAAAGAATTGGTCGCTTCTGGTACAGGCGCGGGTCGTGTTAACGGTCTTGCTACTATCGCTGCTGGTCAAATCACAACTGGTGCAACTACTATGGTAATCACTCCACAAGAGTTGATCAAGCTTCAGATGAAAGTTCCACAAGCGTTCCAAGGTGGCTGTGAATGGTTGATGCATCCTAACACTCTTGCTTACCTCCAAGGTTTGACAGCGGGTGCCGGTAACAACACATTGCTGTTCGGTAACGACCTGTCCCAAGGTGGTGGCTTTACACTGCTTGGTAAGCCAGTAATGCTTTCTGACAACATGCCACAAATCGGTGTGAACGCATTGGAAATCTTCTATGGTGACTTCTCTGGTGTTGCTATGAAAGTCGTTCATGATGTTGAGATCCAAGTTCTCAATGAGCGGTATGCGGATCAATATGCGGTCGGAGTGCTGGCTTCTGTTGAGTGTGACGCGAAAATCGTTGAACCGCAGAAGTTTGTAGCTTACAAAGGACTGTAATCTTTAATGGATAGGGACGGGTTCATACTCGTCCTTCTCTTTATTTTATCGTAAGGAGGTAGCATCATGCAAGTCAAATTCCTACAAGATGTACACAGTGCCATTGGGATTTTTGTCGCAGGAGATGTTCACTC